GTGCTAGCTCCCATGAAGCTGCAGACTCTTGACCCCCCCCTATACTGTTCGTTAAAACAGAAGGGATAGCAACAGCATCAACACAACATGCGCAACGATCACAACAACCGTAATCACTGCATCGCGCTCGTTTGTGTTGGCCAGCCATCCGCATCACAACCAATCACCTTGAACACACCATTACTCTTGCGTGTGCCATCAGGCTTTTCCTTTACTTGATTGTCATGCAGTCTACATAGGTGACGTGCATTGCTCTCGTGATCACGTCCACCCATGGCACGTGATACGATGTGGTCTACTACCTTGCCCGGTGATGTGCACCCCTTAACCTCGCACACACCACCCGACCTATGCTTTACATCTGCACACACAGCACGCCATACAGATGTGTGGTAGAATGGATCATTAGGCACGGTACATCTTCTGTAGTGCGCTTACCAAGAGACACAAGACAACGTACGCACAGACAAGAACAAACGGTGCAGCCAACACTAATGCTACGATGCTCATTTGATGTACGTAACAACGTAGATGATTGCTGCAATAAGCAAGACAACTAACCAGAATGACATTTCGCATTCTCCTCACGCAACTTAGCTAGCTCTTGCAAAGCCAACTGACACACGTTGATTACTTCGGCGTAGCGTGTCCGCCTGCCCTTAGCTGCAGCGACAGTCGCATGCAGCATGTGGTCAACTAGGGGTGTGTCCATCTAAAGCACACCGACAGTTTCGAACGAACCGTCTCCTTCGTCCTCAAGGAATTCGTTGACTTCTTCCACCGTCATAGGTCGAACGTTTTCTAACGGTGCACCAACAAGTGACTTGGTGAGAACGTCGCCAAGAATTTCTAGATTCAGCGAAGATAGATCGCTGACAGTAAATGACCCTTTGACGACGCAATCGCATTCGTCGCTAGTGTTCATCGACTGCAGTGTCACCCTATACAATTGTGTCATGACAGCACGTTCAGTTTCGCGCTATCGAACTGCGTAAACACCAACGCTAGCCAATGCCTGACGTAGCCACGCAACACGGGGCTCTTGTCTCCACCGATGTAGGCAAGAAACGACTTGCTCTCTGCATCAACGTTTTCGCAAGCACGTGCATTCAGCATCGGGATATCAAGCGACCCAGCGGGGAAATCAAACTTCGTATCGTTGATACGATTTCCTACAGCGACATAGCGCGAACTCGCGATAGATGCTGTAATCGACTGAACCTCTGTAAGCGAATCCTGCGTGTTTCCGAGAACATGAAGAACAGTCAGGCTGCACTTTTCGGGATCAAGGAATCCGATATCCTTAAGCGTGTTGATTGTCGGCGTAAGCAACCCGGCGCGAAGATCGATCACGGTTACGGCGGAGCCGAGCGTATCGAAAACCTTCATCTGCCCATCAGAGTCGGTCAAGTCGACCAATTCTGTTTTGTCATCGTGGAAGCGCTTCAGCACACCAAGCGGCGTTTCCGTATCAAAAGCGCGGTGCTCGATTGTGTTGGTCTTGAGATAATCAAGCAACGCACGCGTGACCGTCGTTTTGCCGACGCCGCCCTTATTCGCTCCGACGATAATTACTTTCGGCTTGGTCATGCCACATCTCCGTCAGTCTGCGGCGCTTCTGATGCAGCCTGCGCCTTGCGGAAGTTCGCGAAGTCAACAACATTGTCGACGACAAGCACGGGAGTAGCAGGGTTGTTCTCTGCGAGCCGTACGCGGTTCATCGGCATCGCAAGCGACATGACGCCGCTGTTCATCTGCACGGCGCTAACGCCAAGCATCTTTTCCGAGCCGACGTAAACGCTAAGCTCGCCTTCCTGATTGCGAACAACGGTCACATTGCTAAAAATAATCTGATCGGCCACAGGGGCCACAATCTCATTTGACACTTCGTCTCCTCTACGAATTTGTACTAATGAAGTGCTTCGCCCAAAACCAAGCGAAGCAAGCGATTTCGAAATGGCTTAACACGGACACCCAAGCGGCATTGGCCGGCAGGCATCCTTCAGGCGTTGTAGAATTCGTTCAAGCAGAGTCATTGGCGGTCCTTTGTTTGGTGCACGATGGCGAAACAAATTTTTTGCCACCGGGGAGTAACACGAACCAACGCGGCAGTGCCGCACGCTCGTAACTCAACCCGGTGGCGTCACGGTGCGGAGGAGGCGCACGCGTGAATTGAATTTATGTGGCGGTAGGTCCGTCGACCTTTGGGGCTAGCGTGATCGTGCTTCCCTATCCCGTGCACGGGACCGCCGTAGACCGCGCATCAACGCGGGGTAATTAAGGACTGCGCTTCGTAGGCATTACTCTATCGCCAGTGTGTGCAGTCTTACGCATGATCGGGAAGCCGATCGTATCGCGCCCATACGGTACGCGAATTCTAATTGGTGCCGCGTGATGGGATTGAACCACCGACCTAATCGTTACAAGTGATTTGCTGCTACCACTGAGCTAACGCGGCCTTTACGCTGGATCAGACTTTTCGGACTTGAACTCACAGCCGGCCATGACAAAGAATTCTTTGCCGGTGCCGTTCAAAAATTCTGCCTTCTCTTTGATCTTCGCAATCTCGTCTACGCAAACCTGATAGCTTTCGACTTCGTTGCGCTTGACCTCCGGCTGTGTCATTCCCGGCGCTAAGAACACCAACACAATAAAAATCTTCAGCACTTCCATTCCTCTCAATGAAAACGAATTTGGTCAAAGCGATAGGACTTGAACCTACGACCCCTGCGCCCCAAACGCAGTGCTCTACCAACTGAGCTACGCTAAGAAACTTGAGCATGTTTTATTAGCGACACGATCTTGTGTCGCACCGGCCCTTTCGGATTGGCGGCCATGCTCTACCGGCTAGTTAGACGTTCACACTAGCAACTCACGTTGGTTGCGGAGAATGGGATTTGAACCCATGACCTACAGGTTATGAGCCTGTCGCGCTACCGGGCTGCGCCATCCCGCTGAATTCGTGAGAGTGTCCTACCGCTAGACGAACGCCGCACGTTGCAAATACGACTTGGCGCGAGCAACGTATTCACGGCGTAAAGGAATCGAACCTCTGTCTCTCTCTGCTCTTTGTCGAGTAGGCGTGTAATGACGCCTCGTTCTTTCTCACAGTGCATACCGGTGCTGGCTCAAGGCCAGCAAATCGCGTTAATCAGACGCGACACTAGCGGGTGATTAGCCCACACCGGACCCTATGACTCTCGACTGTTTAGTGATGGTGTCTTTCCAAAAGACGAACGACGCAATTCACGCCGTAGAGGATTCGAACCCCTGTTTCCATCTGCTCTGCTAGCGCTCGATTTGCGCTAGACTGAATTAAACACCACCAACCCAGATTGCGGAATACCGCCGTTTTTTGATGCCGTGCTTAAACTACGAACCGAAGCTCGCTGGGTAGGGAACGAATTGGACTAGCTGCCATTGCACCGCTTCTGCTCTGCGCATAATACGTGGCTAGTGAATTCAATGCCGGACACTCCACCGCAGAGCGTCCGGCTACATTACGCGTACAGCCCTATAATCGCGGCGGCTGGTAGCTGTGTTAGTGGAGCTTGGCCTTATCGGCCGCCCTCGTATTTTGTTTTATGAATGTGTCAGACGCTTTGACGACTTCCCCGATGTCAAACCGGGTGTCTTCGATGTCGCTTCCGTATGGCCTTGCAAAACGCGGTCTAGCGATTGCAGCCGCTAAAACCGCGTCCACTTCCATTTTCCTCTGGGGTTCTCCCCCGCGAGGGGGAATTATCACCGTGCAATAGTTGTAGCTCGAAAAGGTACAAAAAGCAATAGTGTTCACGCTTTCGCTACACCACGTACCCGTAATGCCGGGCCAAGAGGTACAAACCGGCCGTAAAGCGCTCGATTGCCACAGCCCGGGCCGTATGGGGGCTAGCAGCCCCGCTGGCGGTTCTGCCGATCGCGACTAGATCGCCGCAGCCCTCCAGAATGACCGCCTCCAGCGGCCTCCTGTACTTGCTGCCGAGCACAGCCCGGGCCGCTCGATAGTTTGCCCGGCTCTGTGCAGCCATCCTGCTAGGTGGCATGGAACTACCCGCACCGCCCTGCCCGCCCTGAACCTTGCCGTAATCGATCGCCTGCAAGCCACCCATGCCGGCGCCGTACCAATCAGCGTAATACTTCTCGCCGGCCAACTGGCACGCCTCGTTGATCTTGGCATCCGGGTAAAGCTGCCCCTTGCTGCCCATGCGGGTTAGCAGCTCGTCTTGGAACTGGCGGGTTTCGCCAACCATGACAGACTCACCCTTGGCCAGCCGATCCGGTGTAGCCGCATCATTGTCGACCACAAGCCGAAGATTGTGAGGCTGGGGGCGTGTAACGATGTTGTAGCCATTGGCGTTCTTCTTCTCGGTGATGGTCAATTCAATTTCCCCCCGGGTGATGCGTCATCGATCGGCCTAGCGTTGTGTCTCGCGATCACTGCCGGCCATTCGCTAGGCGGAAGGCGGCGCTTGTTCTCACCGTCAATGCTTTCCGCGAATGCGTTTCCATAAAGCAGGATGTCGGTGTATGCCGCCATCATGTCAGGCGCCGACAGCCCTGTTAGAAATTCGCTGATACTGTGTTTGGTCAATGCAACGTGCCCCTAATCATTCCTGTTAAAATCTTGCGGCACTTGCTAGCCGCTTCTACTTCGGTCGACGCTTGCACCACATGAATCTTGAAGCCCAACGCTTCTAGTTTCCCATGCCGCTTGATTTGGTCGTCGCTCAACTCGCCTTTCTCGTTCTTCATTTCGATCATGCCGAGCTTCGCACCGGGGAGGTAAATCCTGATATCGGCCTCACCCGCCTTCAACCCTGTCAGCTTCGCCCGGGCTCCGTTGCGCTTGCCTGCATTCATGTCCCCAGCAAATTCGAAGTCCCAGCCCATGTCTTGGCACTTGTGAAAATCAGACACGACAGCCGCTTGTAATTTCCACTCCGGCTTGGGTTTTGGTTTGCGGGGCTTCTTGGTGCGGAAGAGGTTTCTGGGTTTCTGTTTGGATTCGCTGGGTCTACTCTCACCCCCCATGGGGCTACCTCATTTCTAGGGGTTTATTAGTATCCCCCCTTATATTTACAATAAACTATCTAAGACTATTGAAATGATTGAAGAAAAGCTTTGCAGTAAAAACCCCAAATAACCGGTTCTTTGCAAACAAAAAACCTACCCCAATCGTGCGCGTCTTTTGCAATCAACCGGTTTCTGCAAAAACCCTCGCAACATACCTAGTGCTGGGTCGACCGCCCTTTGCGGTAGAGCTTGTCATCTTGGAGTCTATCAAATCTGTACTCACGAGATATTCGATAGCGCCCTTGAAGTCTTGAGGCTTGGCGGCTGCGATGCCCCGCTTTCGTCGCAGAACAGAGAACGAAATTCCATCGCACCCAGCGGACTCGATGGCGCTCAAGATGGTCTTGTGCAGCGTCTCGAATTCCGACCCGCTCATATGCTTGCGTACACCGTCATCGATCATGTCGATAGACCGCTGAACGATCGCGTAGCCATATTCAACGTCTTCTAATTCAACAACGGGATTGCCCGGGTCGCGAGAGATAGCTCGAATGGTGGCAATCTTTAGAGTTTGCTCCGCGGTACGACCAACGATACCTTCGTACTCCGGCCTTTCAAACATATAGTCGATTTGCCATTGCTCATATTGCTTCCAACGATCTTCCGCGTCTTCGCCCCAAACGCATAGGTGCATGGATGGCTTTTGCTTCGCGTCACGCGACGCCGTGATAGCTAGATTGCCCTTGACCGGTGCTGCGGTGTACGCCTTCTTCAATTGCTCCACGAGCAACGTGGGCGTCTTAAGCAGGCTCTTTCCGTTCTGTCGTTTTGGCTGTGTTGTCGCACCTATGATCGTAAGGCGGGCCATGAAGCCGTCGCCAAAGTTGGCTTCAGTAATGCCTGCGTAGAACTCTGTTGGCGTTGACATTCCAAGCATTGACACGGTTGGAAACCACACGGGGTCACCGCTGGAGTCCTGCTTGTCGTCTGCTTTTTCTTTACCGGTCCACACGGCCGTGCTCTTGGAATAAAGCTCCAACAACGATTTTCGAATTGAACGCGCCCAACTTGCTGCATTTTTCCCCGACATAGATTGGAAGAGAACGCCGACTTCATCGAACGGCATAACGAAGCACGGTCGACGACGGACAACCTTTTCAATTGCGCTATCGCTGGTTACGTCGTTCGGCCCAATCAGGTGAGACATTCCGGCGCTGTGCCCCAACATTTCTATTGCGCGTCTCGGGTGATCTTTGCCAAATCCCGGTCCCGCTATCCCGATCATATAGATATTCAGACCTAATTCCGTGGGTGTTACATATCTGCGACCGAAGAATGCCGAAAGAAAAGTGATTGACGCGATGGTTGCGAATTCCGGCACTGGTGCGCGGGAGGTTTCTAGAATCCATTGTGAGATTTCCTCTAACAGCCCACCTTGGTTCGGAAGATAGAACGGGTCTACCTTGCCGCGTGGTGCACCGATCTTGCTTACGACAGCTTCTATCGACTCAATAAATGGCGCGGGCTCCGGAGCTACTAGCGGCGTTGCAATTTCCTCTTTTTTTGCCATCGCTCGCGCAACGAATCCGGCAACGTCGAAATTGTCTTCTTTCTCTTCGATGCCAAGTTTTTCGACCAACCACGCCGTTGCGGCGTACAAGTCGCAAGAGTTGCTAGTCATAACCAAGCTAATCGGCGTGTAGTTCTCGCTCGTTCCCCAATCTGTAATTCCCTTTGGATTAAAAGAAAGAGCTTCACCTTTTGCGTTCGAATTTATTTCAGGGCGCCAGTGCGCAACGGCACGATATCCATTACCGGCCTTAGCGAGTCCAGTTAGACCGAGCGCCGGAACCCATGCGGAAAGATTCCGAAGCGCCGTGTCGTTGATCTTGCGCCAATACGTTTCGCCCTCACCAGCCATCAAGGCGTGGTGCTCTTCGGTCGGCTCGTATCCCCAAGGCTTCAGGACTTCGGCCAGAAGCTCAGCAATATTATCCGGCAATAACGGCAAGGATTTCTGGTCTACGCCCTCTAGCGTCTCCGTTCCTAGCCAATGATACGGCTGACCAGTATCGGGGTGAATAGTTGGAGGAAGAACAGTTTGGCGACCATAGGCGAGCAAGTCAACGACACGAATCTGCTTACCAAAGTTGAATCGATCTGGGATGCTGAACGGCTCGCTTACAATCGCAGGGCTACCGCGATAGAACGCGCTGAAGCCTTTCTGGCCTCGTTTCTTAACATCACTGTCCGGGATAACTGACAGAACTGCGGCCATCATATCCGGATCGTCAGTGTCGATATCGATAACCTTGATGGTCTGATTCAGCGGCAGGCACACGCCTGCATCCGGCCAGTTTCGCCAAAGCTCTGTTTCAATTTCGGTCGGAAGACGATCGCACCAACGCTGCCACTCGCTAGTACACCACCAATCTTTCATGCTGTAGCTGCCCGGAACCTTACGGCCCGGGAATACTGGAATGACGCTATAACCGTTGTCGATTAGGCGGTGGGCTGTACGATTGTATGGTGAGTCAATTACCGATGCCACTGAACAATGTTCCCCGCTGCATTCCAATGAGATTCAGAATCGTCAAAAGTAAATTCGTCCCACCAACCACGCCAGTTTATCCAGCATTGATCTGGTGTGAGTCCACACAGCAATATTCCAGCGGTGCCATTCCCAACAAAATACTTGAACATTTTGTCTGCGGTCGAATGATCAAATGACGTAATAGGTTTGACCTCAACGAATTCCGGATGAATACCCCAATGAATAAGGAAGTCCGGAGACCATCCGCCGAAGTCAATCGGCTCATACACCCACTTGTATTCGTAAGAATCAAAGAAACACGCCCACCTCGCTTCAAGACGTGAACGGAAATTGACTCCGCGGTACGTTGTAGGCTTAGCTCTGATGTCGTACTTTACAGTCACTCTACTTTCCTTGTGACCTTGTCGTTATTTGCTGACTCGTTATCTAACGGCGGCGTATCAAGTAAGATACGCAACTCCTCCATTTCCCTACGAACGTGCATGACCTGATGTAGACAAAAGTCATAAACATCCGGCATATTCTTTAGATATCGGTCTACCTCAAAAATCGCATCGTGCATTACATCTGATATCATAGAAACACCTCCCTTATTTCCGTAGCTGTCACTATTAGAATCGTGGTCACAGACACGCCTTAAGCTCCAAATAGAATTCGTGATACCGCACCATGCGAGCAACGTCCTTTTCAGTAACGCCCTTCAGGCGCTTGATGTCGCTGTTATGCCGAAGGTCTGACATCTTCACGCGGATAGCGTCGGGGTTGGTCTTGACCCATTCTCGGTATGTTGCTTCCGACATACCTTCCCATTTGGTAAGGTCGCGGATTCCATTTCCGATACGATCACCAAACAGATTTCGAATCTCGCTTTCCGTCGTGCTCGTATCCTCCAACAGATCATGCCCGACCGCGATGCATTGCAACTCTTCATCGTCGGTGTGAAGCTTGTGCATCACGGCCAGCGGATGAAGAATGTACGGCCTCCCGCCCTTGTCGAATTGGCCCGCGTGTCGCTCTGTCGCGAGCGAAATCATTTTCGACAACATCTCGCCGTTCATTTTCCATCCCCCAAAAGCAGAAATCGCCAGCATGCGAATGCATGCCAGCGCTATGACTGTGCTCTGTAATCGTCAATTACTTCCTGCACCAACTGATTCAGAATCTGACTCTCCGCATTCTCCGCGACAATGCGTTCAATTTCATCAATCACTTCGTTTGCCGTCTTCGCTGGCGGGTCTATGTCCGCTTTCTTCGCCTGCTCCCAACCTTCAAGCCAATCCGCCCGGTGGAATTGCGCAATCCAACTCGCACCGATCTTGTACGGGCAGCGCTCTTCAGCATCGCCGCCGCGGTAGTACGCGTTGCGGCCTTCGCGGCGGTAGCGTGAGGGGCTGGCCATTAGCGATTGACCATTTCGTCAGGATCGAATCCGAACCTTAGGCACAATTCACGTGAGTAAGACGAGCCCAATACGAACACATCCATAACGGCGACCCAGCGATAATGCTTTCTGCCATGGTTCTTACTTCTGCAATTCGTTATGGCACGCCGCAGCAGATCGTCATCAGTTATGTTCACTTCGCCATCTCCTCAAAAGCTGTTTTCATCGCGTCTTCGTATCCGCCCATGAACTTCGCGAAGAACCCAACGAACTGAAACTGATTCAGTTCAGCTAGGTCCGTCTGCCCGATGCTATCGAGGTACGCACCGGCTGCTTCGCCGCCCTTCTGCATCGCGTGTGTTTCGTAGATGTCGAATTGTTTTTTGGTCAACGATGCGGCCTCTTGCATGAACTGTGCGCAGTGATCGCAAAACCACTTGATTGGAAACGTTGGAGATGCCCTGTAACCGATGTTGTAGTGTCTGCGTTTGCAGACTCGGCAGGCGCCTACAGGGCCGATGTCAGCGGCGCGTTGAGATAGTCCCATTTATTGGTTGTCCAATTCCACGCCGTGTACCCATCTCGGTACGGTACTTGTCTGAATTTGCCACGCTTGAAATACACAGCGTTCGTCTGCAACGTCGGGCAGCTTCTCGCGTGCTTGCCTTCCTCGTGGCCGCAGCTAGCACAGTCGGTGGCTTTATCTCCCCACATCAGACTAGGACCACGAGAACGATAAGTAGAAGCGGGATGCCGTAGGGCGTAAGGCCAAGCGCCAGTGCGCCAAGGTTGGCTAGCACGTCACCAAAGGTGCGGTTGGGAATGAGCATCAGGTTGCACGCTGTGGGCGCGAATGTGCGAGAGCGGCATGGCGCAGCCGCTCGACTACGGCGATAAACGAACCTCGCAGCACCACAGTCCCGCCGCTGTCTTTTCCGGCCACGGCGTTGTCATCAACAGCAAGCAGCACGTCATTTATCGCAGTTTGCAGGGTATCTGGCACTTCCTGCGGTACTGCTGGCATGTGGCCGATCAGTTCAAGGACGAACTCAAGGCTCCGCTTGCGACCCTCGTAGAACCGTTCATTGCCCCATTGGGTCTTGTTCTCTGGATTGCGGTTTGCTGCGATGGTGTCTAGGGCACCTTGGCAATCGGTCAGTTCGCGCTTTATCTCGCCCTCGATCCCGGCAGAAGAGCATTGAACCGGGGCGATCTTCAACAACTGCCCCATCGTCTCACACAGTTCGGGGCTGGCCTGCAACGCCGCAACAGCCTCGCCAATGTCGACAACGATTGCACCGGCATTCACGAGCCGTTCGCAGTCGGAGCGGAAAGAACTGTGTCCGCAGTATTCCGCTAGCATGTCTTCGTAGATCGCTTCTTGCGCTTCGTTCATGACGCCACCTTATCAATTAGGAAACATGCGATTACCGCAAGGAAGAGCGACCACCCTACAATCTTGCTCACGCCGCCTTCGCAATCGCGTCTTCAAGGTCGATTTGCGCGTTATCGTTGGCAGGCTTCAAAGCCAGCCGCTTCTTCGCTACATTGTAGTAATCGCTATCGATCTCGATACCGACGAAGCGTCGACCGATGTTCTGGCAAGCAACGCCCGTGGTGCCGCTGCCCATGAACGGGTCAAGCACCTTCCATCCGGGCTTCGTTGAATTGCCAACGTAGCGCTGCATCAACTCAACCGGCTTTTCAGTTGGATGCATCTTGCCGCGGGGGTTGTCGCATTCGAACGACTGCTTATCGCCGGGGTTGTTGATCGGACGCGCCGGGGGTTTGTAGAAGTACAGAACGATTTCCGTATCCTTCATGTACCAACGCGAAGGCGTGCAGTTGTTCTTGATCCACGGAAGCATGCCGTGAAATTTGAATCCGACATCCTCTGCCGCGTTCAGCATCTCGCAAAGCGTGATGTTGTTGGTCATGAAATACGCATCACGGCCCGTCCTCAGCACGCGGTAGCACTCCGCGAGGTAGTCAGCCGGCTTGATGCTGTTGTGCTTGAAAATCTTTCCGTCGTTTTTGGCGAGAATTCCGGTTGGCCTGCCGTCATCAGCGCCGATGTTCGAACCGCCAGATATCACCTTGAACGGCGGGTCTGTCAGGATCAGGTCGACGCTGGCAGCTTTCATGCTGGCCATGGTGGCGATTGCATCGCCTAGGATAAGATCGGTCATCGCGGAGCGACCGTGGCGTTAGGATACGGTGCATGGGGGTAGGCCGTGCCAGCCGGCACGAAAACCATCGTCTCACGTGCGCTCGTGCTCACGAGATAGAGCCAGCCACCCGGGACGGCTAACCGCGAAGTGTGGTACGGCGTGACGTTCAATACTTCCCAATTCATCACATCTCCTTCGTAGTTGGATGTTGCTCAATCGGCACGACGCAGAAACCGTTGTCCGATAGCTCTGCGATGAACTGATCAACATCAAATGACGGATCACGATCACGATGAATCACTGAGCTTCGCGCTTCTGCGTTTTTGATCGCTTCTCGCATTTCCATTTCCACCTCCTCTAAAAATCTGGCGTACAGCCCCATCCTAAAGCGTTGCAGGCAGCACCCGAAGGTCGTACCTCGCCCCTTTGAAGAGCTTGCAACAACACGCTGCACACATTGGCCCGCAACACTAATGCGAAGCCCCCGATAGTCCGTGACGCCTAGCTTCGTCCGACCACCTGTCGCCGTCCTAGTGCTAGGATCAGGCGACCGCTTCCGTAGCCCGCTTGGGGGCAATTGATGACTCCACTTCGCAGGACTCGCTAGCAGCCTACGAAACACCGTGTTGATTCACGCGCTGGCGTACCGATCCTGTTTCCCTTGCGGGCGATCTAGCCGCGGCCGGAGTCGACCGATTAAGACGTGCGCTACTCCGCTCTAGCTTCCGCCAGTGATATCCAGTGATGCCACACCGGCCACGGCTACTAGCGCACGTCTATTAGAAATCTGAAATCACGGAGTACATCATCCCACCGAATAACATCGCCATCCCACCAAGGAATCCAATCAGGCCGATACACAAAAGCCAATCGACTGAACCCCAAGGCACGTCTACGACTGAGCCTGTGCAGATGTTGTGAATATGATTCACGCCGAAGTCGGTTGATTCTTTTAGGCACTTCGCAAGGTTGACATTCAAGTCTTCGGTCATTTCGTTTCCTCGTCTGTACTTACTGAAGCCGTTTCGATCGCTGCAGCGAACCGGGCGATTACATCCCGGGCAAAACGGCTTCAGTAAGTAAAGGTGCGGTCTTTCCCGCCGTCACACATCTAGGCGCCCCGTGTTCGGGCCAGTTCTAAAAGATCAGTCTTTTTCATCTAAGCCCCGGCTTGACGGGGACTGCATACATAAAGAGGAGTTCTGTTAGAGCTTCATGAGAGCACCTACTTTGTTGCGAGTTCTTTGGGTTTCAATCGTCAACTTCGTTTTTCAATTTACGGGTTTACAGTGTGATACCTAGAACGGGACAACCTCCTATGTTTGGCGTGTTGCTCGCGTCGGCTTCCTTAATCCACCAACCGCGAAGTTGCCTCACGCTTCGTGTACTCACGCCGCTACACAGCGCCGCGAATTTCGTAATGACCGGGCGCGCACTTCACCTGTGCAATGCGCCACTTGTCTGAATGATAAAGCGGATGCTCGCTCTTCCACTTCGCGACGTTTGCGATGCCGTGAATTTGGCAATCGATGAACGTCAATTCGGGTGTCAGATCGGAGTTGGTAACGATCTCCTCAACCCGCGACTCCTGCGGGGCGCAATCGCGATCGGCGGACATTGGCCCGGGGACGATCAGTTTGCACATGATGGCAACGACGGTGACGAACATCAGAAGCCCGCCGCTGCTCGGAAGGCGTGTACGATCGTACCGAGCCAATGGCCGTAGCTCTCCGGCCAAAAGAACGCGTAGACCACGAACAGAATTCCGCCAGTAAATGGAATCACGTTCCGCGTGTTCACGTTCGAAAGGTACTGGCCGAATGCGAACCCGGCCTTGTCTGTATTGTCTGTCACTGCACCGTCCCCATGCGCAGAGGGTCAACGGCGCCAACCACGATCGGCGGCCACTCAAAAGAAAACGGCACGCCCGACTTTCCGTCGTTGCGTGCCTTCTGGTTTTCTTGCCGCTTGGTCATTTGTCTGTCCCCTCAATGTGGGACAAGCTGTAGCCCGATTAGCTACAAATTACAAGACCGTTCAAGCTTTCTCCGTTGCGAACTGTTGAACGAACTGTACGAGGCGCGCGTTCAAAGGGATTGTAAACCAGTGACGCCCCGATTGGGCGCTCTTCCCATATCTGCTTGGCGAATTGCCCGCGGATGACCGCCCCCGGGTCCGTTCTCTCTGCCCACAGGTAGAGCGCGGCTAGGCGCTTCCTGTCTACGGCTCGTTGATGGTCTGGCAGCACCCTATCCGCTCTAGGGGCCTCACCCGGTGGCTGCCAGACATACCAGATAACAGCCAATTCAGAACAGGCTACAGCGAATGACTTCATGTTAAACGTAGAAAGAAGAATGCAAGTATCGACCGCGCTATGACTCATAACCCCGCCCCGAACTTTCACTTAGGTTGCAACCTGATTGTTGCGCCACCCAGTGCGCTTGTAGCCAAAACGGCTGCGGAGCGTATCCGGTTAACTACGGAGATTAAGACTTATTTTAGAATTCTCGTCATGCGACGTATGATGGCCACAACTTTTACGGTTTCGCCCTCTTCTCTGCGCTTCTTCATGCCGGTAGTGTGGACAATAACGGGCCTATGACCATCGCAGAGGTATTCAGTCCGGTCTTTGTATATTTTCACCACTCGTGGGGATACTTCAATAAGACCGGAACGAGTCCGCTGGATTACGACTTGCTTTCCGTCAGTGATCTTTTCGACCGGCGCGATACAAATTAGCGTATCGCCATTGAGTATGCCGGACGAAATCATGCACTCGCCCTTCATCCGGAACGCGAAATGTTCCGCAGAAGGGTGCTCAAAGTCGGATGGAACAACAATCGTTTCAGCGTCATGTGAGTTCAATTCGTCTTGCTCCCGCCAAACGCCGGCAGCAATTTCCTTTTCAACTCTAAGCGTCTGTAGGTTTTCTAACGAACCCTGCACAGGCATGTTGGGTACGGGCTCTTCTATGTATGCAGCGATGGCCGCTAGTTCGTTGCTGAAAATCTTCCGAGTGCCCCAAGTCATTTTGTAAACAGTCTGACGCGTCATCCGCGTTTCCAGCTTCAGCGCCTTCGTTAGCGCCGCAGCTAGGCCAACTGCGCTCTTGCCGGGTTTCTTAAGTCCTTCCTTTAGCCACTTCTCATACATTCCCATCACCCTCTGAAAACTCAAAACACTACGCTAAAGTACAATCAATGTTCCCTTTCAAGCGGCGTGTCAAATTTTTAGCTTGAACACCCTAGCAATTTGTCGCGAATCTAGCTACACACTACCCACGATGTTGCTCGATTGGCGACACTATTTGGGGGTACTGCTAGATGCAGAATGGGTTGATTGCACAAGCACTTACTAGACGTGAAGAGCGCCCGGATATTCATAAGCCTGTCGCCAAAGTTCGAAGCGGAGAATCTTTCCGCGGCAACATAGCCGAAATGGTCCGCGACCTCAAAGAGCACGTCCCCGGCCTATCAGTTAGGCAGTTGTCCACATTGATTGGCGTCAGCGTCGGCACCGTTCATAACAACCTTCCCAAGACGACAGAGGCCAATGACCATTCGGAACATTGGACGACCGACGACAACGAGTCGGCTTCAGCCGCTCACTTGTCAGCTTTGCGTAAGCATCATGAATGCTATCGCGATGAAGTTTCGTACATCCTTTTTGACGGCAAGACCGCCGATCGCGACGAGTGGTCGACCGTGCCTGCAGTCTACACCACCCCGGAATTTCGCGACCCTTACCGCCGTGCCGATCAGTCTCACACGATCAAGCGGCCGATTACCTTAGCTACCCGCCCGTTCAGCGTCGCGGCTTAAACCAAACCCCAACACACCCAAACCGAAACAACATCTGAGGAGATGTGATGCAGGATTTTGCTTATTCGCTGGATGACGAAGTCATGGTTGGCAACGTCAAAGCAAGCGTCGTTGGTGCCGCAGCATTCTCGCACAAGAGCGACGAATATCTGTTGCGGCTGATCGATGACGAAGGACTCCCGTCCGAACGTTGGTTCACTGAAAGCGCAATCAGAAAGGCGAGGACTCATTAATGAATACGTTCAAGAAGGGTGACGTTGTCAGCGTGTATGGCAAGGGCCGGCATATCGTGGATTACATCGATGGTCCGTACGTCTATCACGACAAGGGCGGGTGCTCCTATCACGGTGACTGCAAGCTCGTGCCACAGCCGAAGTTTGGGCCGGGGGATGTTGTCAGTAACGGCAGCAGTAGCGGCGAATTCACTATCAAGTGCGTGAAGACGAGCTTCCAAGACGGAACACCGTACAACGGCGAGGCTGCTTACGATTACGCGGACTCGTACAAGGGCGCTTGGGATTACGAGCGCCATCTGACTCTCGTCCGTCGCGCCAACCCCGCACCGACGCTTGGCGACATCGTTAGTGATGCGTTGAAGAGCCGGAGCGGTATCAAGGTTGGCGATCGCGTTCGATTGGACTCGCCCGAATATGACGACATCCCGGGCACGGTTACGTCGATTGAGTGGCCGCACTTCAAGGCTCGTTGGGACGGCGGGGGAGGCGATTCCGTTCCATTCCCGATCAAGTACGCCGTCGTTATTTCGTCAGCGCCCGGCCTCGAAACTGTTTTTTCGGAGATCAGGGCCGGTCGCGTCATTAACGCGATCAAGGAGTATCGCGCGGTATACGGCGTCGGCCTGAAGGAAGCCAAGGACTCCGTTGAAGCGATCCGAGAGGCAATGAATTTGGCGGCCCCGGCCCCCGTATCCGCCCCACGCGACTCGATCGTGGTTCGGTTCGAGAACGGCAAGTACGAACCGAACTCGCCGCCGAAGGTGCACCCGTCGCTTGCGGAAGCCACGGCGGAAGCCGAACGGCTCGCGAAGAAAGAGCCCGGCATCGCGTTCGCAACGTTCTCGCTGATGTCGCACAGCACCGCGACGAAGCCGACTGTTTCGACGGTGGCGAAATGACCACAGACAAGCCGCAACAGCTTCCGCGGCGTCCACCTCCGGGCGCTGCATACACAACATGGGTTGCCGATGCCAAAGGCGCCCTCACCGAGCAGCCGGCGTACGTCGCGCCAGAGAGTGACGCAGCATGACGGAATTTGAACCGTTTCCGAAGATCGGCCGGCTTCGCCGCGACTGCGTCGTTACGGAGAAGATTGACGGCACGAATGCACAGGTTTGCATTGTTGCAGACGGTGAACTTGACGGCGCCGTTGCCTACGTCGGCGGGTACTCGATTTATGCCGGCTCGCGTAGCCGGTGGCTGCAGCCCGGTAAAGGCAATGACAACTTTGGCTTTGCCGGCTGGGTTGTCGACAACGCCGCGGAATTGGTCAAGCTTGGCGAGGGAAGGCACTACGGCGAGTGGTGGGGCGTTGGAATCCAACGCGGCTACGATCTGACGGAGCGCCGCTTTTCCCTCTTCAACGCCTACCGCTGGCGCGAGGAACGGCCTTCGTGCTGCGGCGTGGTGCCGATCTTGTATGCCGGGCCGTTCAACACAACCGCAGTCGATGCTGTTGTTTGGGAGTTGGAGCGAACCGGCTCCGTTGCCAAGCCTGATTTCATGAAGCCAGAGGGAATCATCGTCTATCACGCGGCGACGAAGACGTACTTCAAGCGGCTCTTGGAGAACGACGAGATTTCCAAGGGCGAGGCGCTAGCCGCCTAGCTCCCCAGACGGCACCACTACCAATTGTAGCCGGCGCCGCCAAAACACCAGCCCGTTGGGCAAGTTCTGAATTTTCGAACCCGCTGTTGACCACAGTTCGGGAAACCCATATTTCTGCCAATCAGAAAGGTACGTATCAATGAACTGCGGCATCGGCATTTGGTTCGGCGTGTTCTGAGTGCTCGACATCATCCACGGCACCCTAGCATCTTTGGATGCTAGCTACTTCGTCGCTTGGATATTTGGACTCATGCTCGCGGTAGTCGTCGCCTGCATTATCGGTCACTTTATCCTGAAACTTATTGACCACTGGAGATTTCAGATTTGGCTAAATCAATTGCATCGTTAGTTTCGACCAAGTCCGACAGGCCGCCGATTTTGTTGCTCTACGGTGTCGGCGGCGTCGGAAAGACCTCGCTTGCCGCGGAATTTCCCGACCCTGTCTATCTGCATACGCAGGGCGAAGAGCCGCCAAGCAACGTTGAGCTTGCGACCCCCGGTGTCGTCGAGTCCTACGACGAAATGATTGAACTGATGACAGAGCTTGTCGTTGGCGATCACGACCGGAAGACTGTCATTATCGATAGCCTTGACGGCTTCGAGTCGTTGGTTTGGGCGAAGACATGCGGTCGACTCGGCGTCAACTCGATTGAAGACCCCGGCTACGGCAAGGGCTACATCGAAACCGATCAGGAATGGCAGTATTTCATTGACGGTGCCTTGGCCCTGAAGCAGCGCGGAATTTGCGTTGTGATCTTGGCTCACCCTGAAATCGTTCGTTTCGACTCGCCTATCACGGACCCGTACAGCCGATACACCGTGAAGCTTCACAAGCGAGCCAACGCGATTATCCGTGAGAAATCCGACATCGTCGGATTCATGAACTACCGCACCACCATCAAAGAGAAGGAAGTTGCCCGGCAGAAGACAGTTGCTCACGGCGAAGGCGGCGGAGATCGGCAGATTCATCTTGAGGAACGGCCGGGCTTCCTAGCCAAGAACCGATACCAAATGCCGACAGTGATTCAATACAAGATCGGCAAGGGTTACGAAGAACTTTCGAAGCACTTCCCGGCGCCATACGGCGCTGTGGTGGCGAACGACAACACCAAGACGACCAAGAAGAAAGCAGCGTGATGGGACAGTTTAAGATTGGGGACAAGGTCACTAATAGCGGCGTTGTCGCGACGGTGATTGGAGTTGAGCAACTGCTACGCGTCGATTGGGGTAACGGCATCTTTGGTTTCTGGCCGGCTTCTTCTTTTACGCTCGTGCAGCGCAAGTTCAAGGAAGGCGATTTCGTCCGCAGTATCGCTGACGACGAAACCAATGGCACCGTTGGAGTCGTCTTCGAAGACGACGGCAGCGAGGAAGATAGCGACCCGTATTGGGTTGGTTTGTTCGATGCTGACTGCAGCGAATTTCCGTTCTCTGCACACGAGCTAATTCCTTGGGTGCCGATTGTTGGTGAACGCGTCATCGAGGCAGACGCGGACGATGACGAAGAAGGCACGATCGTTTCGGTTGCCGATGGTCGCGCGGTTGTTCTCTGGGACTCGTTCCCTCTCGCTCAAGACTGGCCATTGTCTGATCTTGAGCCGGCCGAAGAGTTCGAAGAAGACGATTTCGAAGTTGGGGACGAAGTCGTTTATTCGAATCCGCTCTTTACCAACACCTACAGCGCTCGTGTGATGGACGTTCAAGAAAACGTCGTCTTCGTCAACTTCGAGTCTGAAGCTCCGTTGGTCGACGCATATTACCCCAAAGATTTTTTCAGCAAGGCAGCATAGGAGTTACGAACTAGATGGCAAGTCTTAACGGTCAATATGATCCGGAAGCAGGCGTACCCGGCGTATACGAAGTCTTCGAAGCCGGCCCCAACCCGATGGAAGTTGTTGAGTCCGACATCGTCGCGACGAAGGCCGGCACTGGCAAGCTTCTGAAGTACAAGGTTCGTATTACGGAAGGCGACAACGAAGACCGTTTGGTTTTCGGGCAGTTCAACTTGCAGAACCCGAATCCCGTCGCAACGAAGATCGGGCAGGAAGAGTTCCGTGCGCTCCGCGAAGTCGTCGGTGTCCTTGAACCGGAAGATACCCAAGACCTGCATTTCAAGCAGTTCATTGGCTACGTGAAGATTACGCCGGCCAAAGGCGAGTACGCGGCCAAGAACGAAATCGATTGGGGCAAGACCTACAAAATCTTCACCGATGGTGTCGACGCTGTAGCGCCGCCAGCCAACGACAATGAGAAGCCCGCACCGGCCAAGGCTGCACCGGTCAAGGCCGCTGCGAAGCCCGCTGCAGGCGCTGCCAAGGCTCCGTGGCCTAGGAAGGCTGCGTAACTAGTCGCCGTAAGACGTTTGGGGGTGGAGACGACAAACCCCCGCTTATTTTTAGGAAACCATTTTGGCAAAGCTTACCGAAGACCTAGTTATGCCGCCGCAATTGACTGTGGCCGCGATCTACGCCGCGTATGAAGCTGCGAAAGAAGAATGGGACTCGCTTGGCATCTCTGTTGGCGAGCTTGGCGAAGAGTGTCAGAGGAAATTGTACTATGCACTTCATTGGGTGACGCATCCGGAGAAAGTGCCGGGGCGCAATCTTCGCCTGTTTGATACAGGCAATATCGAAGAAGACCGGATGGTGGCGGACCTGCAGCGGGCCGGTATCGAGGTTTTCGGGCAGCAAGATAAAATTCGCTTGGTGTCTGGCCACGTGCGCGGAAAGATCGATGGCCGATGCCTTGGCCTGCCGGAAGCTGCGAAGACTGAGCATCTTGTCGAATTCAAATCGAGTAACGACAAGAATTTCAAGCTGCTTCTAAAGAAGGGATGCAAGGAAGCGAAACCGCTGCACTATTGCCAAGTGCAGATGGGCTGCCACGCGTTTGGCTTGACTCGCGGTCTCTATCTTGTCGTGAACAAAAACGATGACACCTTGTATCAAGAGCGCATTGAGTACGATGTAGAGTATTGCCTAAAGATGCTTGCGAAGGCTGAACGCATCATTCGCGCTACATCGCCTCCGCCTCGCATCTCAGAAGACCCCGAGTTTTTCGGCTGCCGGTTCTGCAACAAAAAAGATATTTGCCACCATGACGCTTTGCCGCGCGTGAGTTGTCGCACGTGCCTATTCGTTACGCCGCAGATGGGTGGTGATGCAGCATGGGAGTGCGGAAAGTACAATAAGCCCCTGTCGTTCGATGAACAGAAGCTGGGTTGCCCTTCCCACCTATTCGATCCCGATCTGATTTCAGCGGAACAGATCGATTCTGATGAAGTGAACGAGACGGTTACGTACCGCCTTCGTGATGGCACCATATGGGTTGATGGGCAGGTTGCGGCGTGAGTCTACCTAAGACTTGGAAGAGGGCCATTGAGCTTGGCCGAAAGCACTACAATACCAAGCTCAAGTGCAGCAAAGGACATTTAAGCAAGAGATTCACTGCGAATAGACAATGCGTAGAATGCTGTCTGGCACGGCAACGTGATGCGTACTGGAAAGACCCCGACTCGGAAAGAGCCCGTTTGAGAATTCGCCGCCTAGCTGATCCGCAAAAAAGTAAAGACGCTTGGGCTCGCTATTCGAAATTGAACCGCAGGATTCTAAATACCAAAAGCCGAGATCACTACGCAGCCAACATAGACGCAAAACGAGAACGCGCCCGACGCGACCACGCAAATAATAGAGAAGTCAATAACGCCAGATCGCGCCGTTACTACCAAGAGAACAAACAAAAGGTTCTTGTACAAAAAACGAATTGGCTTGCGAAACATCCGGGATACGCAGCGAGCGTAGTTCGCAATAGACGCGCATTGAAAAAGGGAAATGGCGGCACTCATACAGTCGCGGAAGTTATTGCGATTCTTAAAAAGCAAAACTACCGATGCGTCTACTGCAATATTTCAATTCGTCACAAGCGGCACATGGATCATATCAAACCATTGTCGCGCGGCGGTTCTAACAACGCAAAGAATTTGCAGGGTCTTTGCCCTAGTTGCAATTCCAGCAAGAATGACAAGACCCACGCTGAATATGTCAAATTTCTTAAACTGAGGAATGCAGCATGACCAAACTTCACAAGCAAGTCACCAAAGCTCTTCGTAAAACCGACAACGCGGAAGAAATCCCCGACTACGAAGAGTTGGCGCGTGTCGCAATCAAGGCGGTTCGCAGGGCGCTGAAGTGATGACCCTGCAGGTAGGCGACACCGTCGATAGTATCGAGGTTGGTACGAAGGAAGCATTTACCGGCACCATCGTTAAGGTGTTGCCGTTCGCCTACCACGTCCGCGACGCCTTCAACAAGCGCTGGCATCGCAGTGAAGACGAACTAACCCTAGTGAGGAAAGCATGAACACGCTTACAGGCCGCAGGCAGTACAAGTCGACCGTGCACGGACTCATTCTGCAAGTTGAGTTTTGTTTCTGGGATGTAACACGTTGGCGCTGTGCGTGGCGCGATGCCGACGTTTACGACGTGTGTAGCTTTGAGATGGCGGCTTTGTGATGTTTGACCCCACGCTAATTCACGGCGATTGCTTGGAAGTTATGGCCGACGCTCCGGACGCGAGCGTTGACATGATCTTGTGCGACTTGCCGTACGGGACGACGGCTTGCGCTTGGGACGCCGTGATTCCATTCGATCGGCTTTGGGCCGAGTATAGGCGGATATCAAGGCCGAACGCGGCCATAGTGCTAACAGCGAGTCAGCCGTTTACTTCCGCGCTAATCATGAGCGCAATCGATTTGTTCAAGTACGAATGGATTTGGGAAAAGAGCAGAGCGACGGGGCACGTTCACGCCAAGAATAAGCCGATGAAGAAGCACGAGAACGTCTTGGTTTTTTCCAAAGGGGTTACAGCCCACGCCCATTTGTCCGATCGAAGGATGAACTACTTTCCTCAAGGACTCGTGCGGAAGGTCGTTCCAACAATTCGAAAAAAAGGCGGCGAGTCGGACGCGGTTATGGGTGCCAGACCTTCAAACCGCGACACCTTACAAGAGTTCGAAGGTTACCCGCATTCTATGCTGCAGGTCGCATCAGAAGGCAAGACCGTCCACCCCACTCAAAAGCCCGTTGCGCTGATGGAATACATGATCCGCACCTATACGAACCCGGGCGATGTCGTACTTGATAATTGCATGGGCAGCGGGACAACCGGCGTCGCGTGTAAGAATACCGGCCGGGAGTTCATTGGAATCGAAATGGACAAAACCTATTTCGACATCGCTACGGCTCGCATCTGTGCGGCCAATGATAACACGCCAGCCGTTGAAGCGGTGGCTGCATAATGCTTGAACTCCGCCCGTACCAGCATGACGCGCTAGCTGCGCTGAAAGATTATTGGCAGGCGGGTGGTGAACACCCGCTTGTGGTGCTGGCCACTGGCACCGGTAAGAGCCTTGTACAAGCGAGGCTCTGCAAGGATTTCATTGAAGAGTTCTCCGGCTTGCGCATCATATCCGTTACGCACGTCAAAGAACTGATTGAACAGAACTATCTTGAGATATTGGGCGAATGGCCGTTCGCTCCAGCCGGTATCTATTCGGCCGGTTTGGGACGCCGCGATTCTCAATCTCAAATTCTGTTTGCTGGTATCCAATCAGTTCACAACAAAGCAAAGAAGATCGGCCACGTTGACTTGCTGATGGTCGACGAAGCCCATTTGATCCCGAAGACTGCCGACACAATGTACGGCCGGTTCATTCAAGACTTGCTTGCGATCAATCCGGATATGCGGATTGTCGGGTTCACCGCTACGCCATACCGCACTGACAGCGGCCGGCTTGACGAAGGCGATGAGCGATTATTCACGGAGGTTGTTTACGACTATGGAATCGCTAACGGAATACGAGACGGTTATCTTTCTCCGTTGGTGTCGAAGGCTACAGACACTGGATTTGATATGTCTGGCGTTGCTAGGCGAGGTGGGGATTATGTACCCGGTGCGCTCAACGCGGCCGTAGACAAGACAGCCACTACGCAAGCCGCCGTTCGCGAAATTGTAACTGCCGGGGCTAGCCGCAACGCTTGGCTCGTGTTCTGTGCCGGCGTACAGCATGCGGAGCACGTGAGAGACGAGTTTCGGGCTTGCGGCATTACTTGCGAGATGGTGACGGGCGATACTCCGTCGAACGAGCGCGCACGCATCCTGCGGGACTTCAAGTCGGGCAAGATTAAGTGCGTTACCAACAACAGCGTGTTGACCACGGGATTTAACCACCCGGGCATTGATCTAATCGCGGACCTTCGTCCTACCCTGTCGTGTGTGCTGTACGTCCAAATTGCGGGCCGTGGTACGCGCCCGCTCTACGCCAAGGGGTTTGACCTGTCCACGGTCGAAGGCCGTTTGGCGGCCATCGCTGCCGGTCCTAAGCCTAACTGCCTGTACATGGACTTCAGCGGCAACGTGAGTAAGCGCCACGGGCCGGTAGACACTGCGCAGCCGCGGAAGCCGGGTGAAGGTGACGGCGAAGCGCCGTGTAAGGAATGCCCCCAGTGCCGATCGCACGTACATATCAGCGCGAAGGTTTGTCCGGATTGCGAATACAAATTTCCGGAGAATGAGAAGCCAAAGCACGCCGCGACATCTGCAGCCGCGCCGATCTTGTCAACGGAGGCCCCTAAATGGCTCAACGTGCAGACTCGAAAGTTCTACTATCACGAGAACGCCGAAGGCTCTGAATCGGTTCGCGTCGAATTCCTAGCAAACTTCGTCAACTACAAGCTTTGGCTTTCGGTGCGCAAGGCAAGGGGCCGCTGCGATAAGTTCTGGCGCGATCACGGAGGCCGCGAGCCCTACCCGACCGACGTTGAAGACTGGCTTGACCGTATCGGAGAACTGAAAGAGACGGCGCAGATTCAGGTTCGGCCGAAAGGCAAATTCTTTGAAATCGTCGGAATGAAGCCGGCAGAGCAGCACGCCCCACCGCCTAGTGCGGTGGCGATACAGAGCAAGAGGTTTGGTATGGCACCGATCCGACCTGTTACGCATAGAGATTTAGACGACGATATTCCATTTTAACGAGGACTCATTATGGCCACCCACGAAGTCAAATCATGGTCGCACTTCTTCGACGCAATCGAGAGCGGCCACAAGAAGCACGACCTACGCAAGAACGATCGCAACTTTAAGATTGGCGACACGCTGCGACTCCGGCGCTACGACAACATCAATGGCATGTTCACCGGCCAGAGCATTGACCGCAAGGTTACCTACATCACGAGTCGCGACGTGCCGTGTGCGTTCTCTAGCGCGGTGTTGGAGTCGGATTACTGCATTTTGAGTCTGGGGGACGCGAGGTGAAACCCGTACCATTCGACGGAATGAACAAGGTCTACACCGCGCCGAAGAATTGGGACGCGGCCACGATGGGCAAGTGCATTGATTTGCCGGTGAGAGAAGAGAACGGCGCGATTACGTCCTGCTATGAGCTAGACTCCGACGACCTGTACCGACTTGGCGCCGGAGGCAAGCTCTACTTCACCGTTTACGCGCCAGTGCAGCCGGTTGTTAGTTGGGAAATCAAGTGACCATGCTCGAACTGCGACAACCTTTGTGGATGACGACACCGCACGGCGAAGCGATGGCAATCATCCTCACCGAC